TAACCTGCCTGCTGGCAACCCCGTTGTTACCGGCACAACGATTTCATCATCAACAACTAACACAACCAACAGTGACATTGCAACGGCGTTGACAAACTGTATCACGCGTGACGGTCAGTCTACGCCATCGGCTAACTTGCCAATGAACGCTAAGAAACTCACAGGTCTTGCCGCTGGCACGTCTGCTGGGGACAGTGTGCGCTATGAGCAGGTGGTGCTTTCTGCTTCATTAGGTACAAACGTAGCAACGTTTCTTGCAACGCCATCTAGTGCAAATTTAGCTGCTGCGTTAACGGATGAAACTGGAACAGGCGTAAATGTATTTAATAATACACCAACTTTAATTACACCAATTTTAGGGACACCAACAAGCGGTAATTTATCATCTTGTACGGTAGACGGAACTGATGCAGTTGGTTTTAGGAATATACCTATTAACAGTCAAAGCACAGCTTACACGGCAGTTTTAGCAGATTCTGGTAAGTGTATTTTTCACCCTTCAACTGATGCTAATGCTCGGACGTTTACTATTCCTGCAAATGGTTCAGTAGCGTATCCAATTGGCACAGCTATTTCGTTTGTTAACATGACTTCTCAAGTCGTCAGTATTGCTATCACAACAGACACGATGTATTTAGCTGGTACAGGCACAACAGGTACACGCTCATTAGCGCAATACGGTACAGCAACAGCACTTAAAATGACATCGACAACTTGGATTATTTCTGGTGCGGGGTTGACCTAATATGAGTGGAATTCAACAAAACTTTGCTTACGGACGTTCTTTTGGCCCTCCTCCGCCAACTTGCGCTACATATACTGCCGCCGGTACTTATTCTTGGGTTGCCCCTTCTGGGGTAACCTCTGTTGCGGTAGTAGCAATTGGGGCTGGCGGGGCTGGTGCAAATACAGGGGCGCCGCCGTATAATGCTGGCGGCGGTGGCGGTGGCGGCGCATTAAGGTATGTAAATAGCATCGCTGTTACACCCGGTGCTAGTTACACGGTTGTTGTCGGGGCCGCAACTCAGAACTCGTCCTGTAACGCTAACGGCAGTGCCGGGAGCGCGTCTAGTTTTAACGCCACTACCGTTGTTGCAAACGGGGGGCAAGGAGGCGCTACATATGCCAACGGCGGCGCGGGGGGCGCTGGCGGTTCTGGCGGAACCGGGACAGGTGGTAATGGCGGTACTGGTGGAAATAACACCCGAGCTGGATACGGCGCGGGGGGTGGCGGCGCTGGAGGCTATTCTGGTGCTGGCGGCGCTGGCGGAACTAACGCTAGTGGTTCAAGCGGTTCGGGAGGGGGAGCAGGTGGTGGTGGCGGCCCTGCTTGTGCAACTGGCTATGCTGGCGTAAACGGTGCGCCGGGGGGTGGTGTTGGTGTCTTTGGCGAAGGCTCTAGTGGCGCTGGCGGCGCTGCGGGGTCGCCCAACACATGCAATGCTCAAGGTGGCTTTGGAGGCTCTGGTGGCGGTAATGCTAGTACCAGTACAGCCGGACTTGCTGGCGGTGGCGGGCAAGGTGGTTCCTCTTATAGTAATCCTGCTAGAGGTATGGTCCGTATTGTCTGGGCAGGTGGCTCTCGTGGCACCCCATCATTCCCATCAACGTGTGTAGGTGCGTAATGAAACTTTACATTGAAACTGAAAACGGCATAACTAAGAATCATCCGGCATTTGAAGAAAACTTGCTTCAAGCATTTGGAGTAATCCCCTTGCATTGGGAAAATTTCCTTCGTGTTAATCGACCAATACTGGCAGCTTATCAAACACTTGAAAAACAAGAGCCAGAATATCAATTAATTGATGGTGTGTGGACAGACGTATGGGTATTGCGTGACATGACTGCTGATGAAGTAGATGCTAAACAACAAGAAATAAAAGATGCGTGGGTATTGCTACCAAATCGTAAAAACTTTTCTGCTTGGGTGTTTGACGACGTGACTTGTTCATACATTCCACCTATTCCTAGACCGGATGATGATAAACTATATCGGTGGGACGGAACGGTGAATAACTGGGTTGAAGTAACTCCTCCTGCGATAATCTAACATTATTGGAGAGCTTTCGTGACCGAAACACCAAACACCCAATTGGAAGTAGCGTACCATTTTCCATGCCCAATTTATATTATTGAACGACCAGATTTCCTTGATGCTGTCAAAGCTGTGTCAGATGAACAATTAGAGGTTGCACGCAAAGAACGTGACTTAAATGAGATTTACCCTGTAGTAATGACCGGTAATTATTACGCTGATGCACGCGTTACTGACTTTGCTAATTTTGTTGGCGCGACGGCTTGGAATATTCTGCAAGAGCAAGGGTATGCAATGGAAGATAAAGTGGTGCAGTTTACTGAAATGTGGACGCAAGAACATCACAAGCACTCGTCAATGGAGCAACACGTTCACGGCTTTGGTGTACAGATAGTCGGCTTTTACTTTTTAGAAACACCTAAAGATAGTTCACGAGTTGTGTTTCATGATCCAAGAGCGGGAAAAGTGCAAAATGACCTACCAGAACAAAACATGGCTAATGCAACACCCGCAAGTAGAATGGTTAACTTTGAAGCTAAAGAAGGGCGTTTAATATTTTCTAATTCTTGGCTACCTCATTCATTTACTCGTCATGCGTCAGATAAACCAGTTAAGTTTGTACATTTTAATTTGACTGTCGCGCAAGCGCATCCTACTTGCACAATGCCTGCGGCAGAAGTTATATGAAATACAGAATACGATTTAACAAAACTCGTGGGCAAGAAGGACGAGGTTCAATTGACCATGTTTGGCGGGTATTTGAAGGTGATAAAGAGTATTTGTTTAAAAACTTAGATATTCGCGTACCAGTTAAAAGTGAAAAAGAAGCTGAAACAGAAGATTGGAATATTGTCTGCGAAGGCAAATTATCAATAGATAGAGAAACATCAACTGCAATTATTGGAGATGTTAATGAACAAAATACTTAAAGCATGGAACTACTTAATGGCTCGACTAAAAGAGCCTTCTACCTACGCGAGTGCAATTAGCTCGGTAGAGGTGACAAATGCCTGACGAAGCCTGCCGCCTTGCTAAAGTAGAGCAACGTATTGAGAGCCTTGAAGAAATATTTGAAGATCGTGGTAAGAAGCTCGATGCCATAATTGCAACTCTTGAAGAAATGAAGAATGAGCAAACGCGCTATAAAGGATTTATTGGCGGTATTGTCTTCACTATTGGCGCATTGTTTTCTTTTATTGCTTGGTGGACGAGTAAATAATGGAATTCCTACAGTTTGCCACGGACGTAGGATTTCCTATCGCGGCGGCGACTGGCGGAATGTATTTTGTCTACCTGACGCAGAAATTCTTGCTCGATAGTGTGCTTGAGAAGATTAAAAGCCTAATAGGCATCATCAAGCAACTTGATAAGCGCGTTACCGCTATGTCATGTGACATCACCAAAATTGATGATTTGGCGTCAACGGCGCTTAACATACCGCAAGAAAAAGACAGACCAAGACCACCTCCTGTTGAGAGGAAAGATTAATGGACGCCGATGCAATCGCTAAATATATTAACCAGTATGGATTCCCAATTATCGCCGCTGGCGGCATGGGTTATATTGTCTATTTTGTATGGCTTTGGGCAACCACCGTCGTAAAGCCTATCCTGCAAGAAGCCACAGACGCGCTAATTGAGCTAATCGACCAAGTGCGGGTGCTGGATAATGACATGATAAGACTGACGCAAAAACTGACCACTATTCTATTGCTACGGGAAAAGAAATGAAGATAGGTGAAAAAGGGTTAGCCCTAATTAAAGAATTTGAAGGTTGTAAGCTATTGTCATATAAATGCCCTGCGGGCGTGTGGACGATTGGCATAGGTTCAACTCGCTACGCTGATGGAACACCTGTGAAAGTCAATCAGGCGCTACCAACCGAAGCAGCGGCTTTGCATTTGCTTGCGCAAACGCTTGCCCCATACGAACACGCTGTAAACGCGGTTAAGGTCGAGCTAACGCAAAATGAGTTTGATGCGCTGGTATGCTTTTGCTATAACATTGGCACGGGCAACTTTGTTTCGTCAACGCTTGTTAAGATGCTAAAAGCCGATGAACCTAAGTCTGAAATAGCGGCGCAGTTTCTGCGCTGGAACAAGGCTGGCGGTAAAGTATTAGCCGGTCTTACTCGACGCAGAAATGCAGAAGCGGAGTTGTTTTTAAGCGAGTAAATCATCACGTTCACGAGTTGCGCGAAGGATGCAATAGCGCTGATGCAATCGCACTAAGATAGAGCGTCTACGTTTACCGTGACGCTCTGACTCAATCATCACCTGTAATTCACCTTCTGTGTAAGTATTCAAATTAAAGAAGATGTCGCGCCATGTTAAGTTGTTCATTTTAATTCCTCTAAGGCAATATCTGAAATTGCACGTTTGTCATGTAGACTTGCAAATATGCGCTCGTCTACGGTTTTGTCTGTTAGCAGTACATAGCAATATACGGCGTTCTTTTGTCCACTACGGTGCAATCGTCCAATGGTCTGCTCATATCTATCAAGTGACCAAGGAAGCGACAGGAACACCATTTTACTGCCGCCAAATTGAAGGTTTAGCCCATGCCCTGCTGACTTAGGGTGAACAAGTAGCAATTCTACCCGCCCTGCGTTCCACGATGAGATAACACCTTGCTGGTCAATTGTCCGCGCATTAGGGTATCGGCGTTTAAGTTCTTCAAGCTCTGCTTGAAAGTTGTACACAATAATCGTATTGGCGTGTTGATTCTCCTCAAGTATTTCGTCTAGCCGGTCAAACTTGTGGCGCGAAAACCATGCGGCGGGATGCCCTTCAATATACGAAAACCCGCTGGCCATTTGTTGCAGTTTGTTCACCACCACAGCGGCGTTAACCGCTATGATTTCTTTTTCTTCGTAATACACTACAAAGTCTTTCTTCATCTCTTTGTACTGCTTCATATCCATTGCGCATTTGACCGGCACAACGTTAAGCGGGGGTAAAGTATCCATATACTCTTGCGTGTCGATAAGGTACGTTGCAGGCTTAATTACCGCCATCACGTCACGCAGTGAAGTGGACTTAGCTACCCATTCACCAAAGTCTTTGTTAAGAAGCACAAAATACGTTTGAAGAAAGGCGGTCTTAGATTTTCCAAGTAGCGCTGTGTCCACTATCTTGCATTGCCCAAATACGTCTTCAAGTCCGTTACTGGTGAATGAGCCAGTAAGACCCCATTTAATTTTAAAATCCTTAATGCGGGCAAACAACG